CCCTTACAATGGCGCTACACGACTCTATTACGTAGCATCTGCCGCTGATGAAATTCTAGTAGGGGATGTTGTTAAACTAGGTGGCTCTGCTGATGCTAACGGTATTGCTACCGCTGATCTAGCTTCTGCTGGTGATGTACCTATTGGTATTGTTGTTGCAGTAATGCACTCTAAGTTTGATCCTGTTGGTAAGATGAACTCTGGTTCTACTGCACTAGATCTACCTGCCGCAGCTCAAATTGCAGCTTCTGGTGCTGGATATATTCTTGTAGCAGATTCTCCTGATGTTGTTATGGAAGTAGAAACTTCTAATGGCACTCTTGCTGCTACTGATGTGGGTCAAAATATGAGTCATGCTAATGCTGCTCGTACATCATCTACTCTTGTATCACCAGCCACCATTGACGTAGGTACTAAGAATACTACATCAACTCTAAACTTCCAGCTTCTAGGTTTCGTACAACGTGTTGGTAATGAAATTGGCGCATCTGCTAAAGTGCTGGTTAGGTTTAACGTCCATCAGTATCAATCTGTTGGCACGACTGGCATCTAATTAAGGGAGAAAATATATGAGCGTTATTTCTACTACCAGCTTTGCAAAAGCTCTATGGCCTGGTGTTAATCGTTGGTATGGTGATACCTACACTGAGTTTCCTGTTGAATGGACTAAACTCTTTGAGAGCAACACTTCTAAGCGTAACTTTGAAGAGATCGTGGGTCTTTCTGGTCTAGGTCTCCTATCTACTAAGGCAGAGGGTGCTGGTATTACATACGATACTAGCCGTCAGGGTTTCACGACTCGTTTCCAGCACGTTACCTATGCGTCTGGTTTCGTAGTTACTCGTGAAGCTTTTGAAGATGATCTTTATAATGTCGTTGGTAAGCAAAAGGCTCAAAGCCTCGCGTTTGCTGTACGTCAGACTAAAGAGATTCTAGGTGCTAACGTCTACAACCGTGCTTTCAATACCTCATACACTGGGGGTGATGGTGCTACTTTAGTGGCATCAGCCGGTGGCGGTGGTTCATCTAGCCATTCTAACGTGGCCGGTGGTACCCAAACCAATGGTCCGTCTGTAGCAGTTGACCTTAGTGAAGCTGCTCTAGAACAGGCAATTATTGATATTGCTGCCTTCACCGATGATCGTGGTCTAAAGATCGCGGTACGTCCTCAAACACTGATTATTCCAGTTAACCTAATGTTCGAGGCAACTCGTATTCTTAAGGGTGATTGGCAGGTTAACAGTGCTGAGCGTAACGTGAATGCTCTTAAGACTATGGGCATGGTTCCTGAGATTGTAGTTAATCATTATCTCACGGATACCGATGCTTGGTTCCTTCGTACTGATGCACGTGATGGTATGCTTTACTTTAGTCGTCGTGATGATGAATTCAGTACCGATGATGACTTCGATACTGAAAACGCTAAGTTCAAGGCCACCTTCCGTTGTAGTTTTGGTTGGGGTGACTGGCGTGGTATCTACGGTTCACCTGGAGTTTAATAGTTAATTCTGTTGGGGTAGTTGTCATAGCTACCCCACTTTTCCTTTATACAGGAGACAATTATGGCAATGACAAATTATGCACATGGTTTTAAAGAGGGTGTTCTAATTCGTGGAATCCCTATCACTGTTACTCATCCAGGTAAGGTCTTTTGGGTATCCAATAGTACTGTACAACTAGACAATCAGCGAAGTGGTTCTAATGGTAATGATGGTACCTTTAATGCTCCATTCAGTACCCTAGCTTATGCTATTAGTCAGTGTGTTGCTGATCGTGGTGACATCATCTTCATTAAACCTGGACATGCTGAAACCATTTCTTCAGCAACGGCTCTAGCACTTAACGTTGCAGGAGTAGCTATTGTTGGTCTTGGTTTAGGTACTAAGCGTCCTACCTTTACTCTAGATACTGCTACAACGGCCACTATTGGTGTTAGTGCAGCGAACGTTTCACTTAAGAATGTTGTTATCTCTGCTAACTTCGCAGATATTGTTTCTGCCTTTACTCTAACTACTGCTAAATACTTCACTCTAGAAGATGTAGATATTGTAGAGACTGCTGTTAACATGAATTTCCTTCATGTGATTGATACGAATACTACAGACAATGCTGCTGATGGTCTTCGTGTTTCCAACTGCTTCTGGCATGAGCCTGATGCAGCTACTCTTGCTTTTGCTCTAGTAGATGGTTCACAAAAGAACTGGGAAATTGTAGATAATGTTATGGTAACAGGTAATGCTACAGCTAACACTGCTGCTCTGTTTACAATTGCTACTGGTAAAGACTTAACAGGAGTTCGAGTTCTTCGCAATCAGATTCAAGTAACAGGCAATGCCGCTTCTACTGCTGGTATTCTAATTACCACGGATGGAACTGCTGGTACTGGTATTATTGCTTATAACAACATTAAGCATCTTGATGCTACTACGGAAATCTTGATTACTGCTACACATACATATGGTCTCTTTGAGAACCGTGCTACTGCTGTAGCTAATGCTCAAGGTTATCTCCTACCTGCTATTGACTCTTAATCATGGCTGGTAAATTTAGAGGAGTAGATTCTCTAGCGCCTTTCCATAGTGCAGTTGCTGTAACTAAAAGTGATGCAACAGTTATTCCCATTACTAGAGCATTATATATAGGTGTTACAGGGGATGTAGCTGTTCATACAGCTAATGGAGAAACTGTCACTTTTAAAGCTGTACCTGTTGGTGTATTACGAATTCAAGTAGATCAAGTATTATCTACAGGAACTGCTGCTACAGACATCTTAGCACTTTACTAAAAAGTAATATGAAAAAACACTTAGTTGGTTTCTTATTGTCTTTATTCTCATTTGCTCAAGCAGCTACCTTTCCTGTAGAGGAGCCAACTAAGTGGACTTCCTCTTATGGAGTATTTAATACTCTTCAAGAGTGTATTGATTCTGCTAACACAGTAGTAAATGGAGAAATTCTCTGTACTCCTAGTCCTGTCGTAGTCAAAGTATTTAATGTTCCCGTTTATACAGGTAGTTTCTATACAACTGAAAAGATTCAACCTACCTCGGAACTACCTGCTCCCTCTAATATAGGGGCTTTTAGAACAGCGTGTCAGTTCACTCATATGGCACCCGATGATCCAATTGTATATCCTAAACAATCAGGTAAATCACATCTACATACTTTCTTCTGTAATCCAGATGTAAATGCTTATACTACACCTGATAATATTAGAGATGGTGGTCGTAGTAATGCAGTAGGTGGTACTGTAAATATGTCAGGATATTGGGTACCTTCTATGATGGATTCTTCAGGAAACCCTATCAAGCCTCTAAGTGCCAGTCTGTACTATAAAACCGGATACAACGGAGTAAAGCCTGCTGATGTGCAGCCCTTCCCAAAAGGATTGGTTATTATTTCTGGTAATATGCACAACACAGATCCTACAAAGGTCTGGCCCAGTGGTAGATGGAAATGTATCGGTCTAGGATCAGAATCATTAGTAGGCCCAACAATTCAACCGTGCCCTCAAGGATCAAAACTCTATCAAGAAATTTTCTTTCCACAGTGTTGGGATGGTATTAATTTAGACTCTGTAGATCACAAGAGTCATATGAAATTTGCAAGGGGAGGATGTCCAGTTAGTCATCCTGTAGCACTACCAGAAATATCATTTAATATTATCTATGATGTTCCTAGTACTGGTACTAAAGGATGGCATCTGTCCAGTGACCATGACCTTAATTTTCCTGGTACTAGTACCCATGGAGATTGGATGTTTGGGTGGAAGCTAGATATTATGGAGACATGGGTAAAGAACTGTCTTCAAAAGTCTGTCGATTGCCATAGCCACTTATTAGGTGATGGTAGAAAGGTTACGAACTGATGGAAGCTGCAATAATTGTTTCCTTTGTTTTAAATGGATTAATGGGGATTGCGATGTACTTCATGAAATTAAATCACGAAAACACCAAGGAACGAATCAAGACAAATGAAGATGATGTTCGTCAACTTAGAGAAAGTACGTTACGAAAAGAAGACTTCAAGGAGTTCAAAGCTGAATTACGTATTTGGCTAGATGAGATGAAAGCGGATGTTCGAGAGGCTTTAGCTAAGAAATGAGTGGATGGAAGCCAGGAGTATGGAGTGCTATATGTGACGTATGTGGTTTCAGATATAAATCTACAGAACTCCGCAAACGATGGGATAGTCTCATGGTCTGTGAAAAGGACTTTGAGACTAGACATCCACAAGATTTCTTACGAACGAGATCAGAGAGAGTAGTACCTCCCTGGACACGTCCAGAACCACCTGATAATTTTAGTCTTTTTTGTGATGTATGGACTTCCTCTAGTTATGCAGATATTGGTACAGCAGATTGTATGAGAGCAGACTATGCTCCACCTTATGCTGCTTTAGAGAATCTTGCAATTTCTGCCATAGTGGATATTGCCATTGTTAACCGAAGTATAGTCGGAGTTGCCGTATGAGTTCATCCACATTTATTTCAAGACAAACTGTTATCTCTGCCGATTGGTGTAATGATGTAGACGATCATGTATACGGTGTAAAGGGTTATGGAGCAGTTGGGGATGGGTTTACGGATGATACAGTAGCTATTCAGGCCGCGATCGATGCAGCATCAGCGGCAGGGGGTGGTGTTATTTACTTTCCTCCAGGTAATTATAAAGTTCGTAAACTAAACCCAACCGGAGCTAACGGCTCTTCTCCAGATGATATGGCGTTACACATCCAAGCGAGTAATATTACACTACGAGGAGAGATTGGAAAAAGTCGGATTTTTGCTGACCCTTCAGTGCCTACCCGTTTTGTTACCTTACGTGTTGGTACTATTCCTATTGTTAATGGGGGACTAGAACTAACTAATATTAAAATTGAGGGTTTAGAGTTCGATGGTAGTTATGATCCGCCTACTACTGGTACGGAACATGATGATGGTAATATGCTTATCTGGTTACATGGTATTAAGCGACTTGTTCTACGAGATCTTTATATCCATCGTTCCTCTGATTATGGTATTGGTATTCAGAATGGTGGTCATAAAGATTTCCGTATTGAAAATGTTGTAATTGAAGATGTAATGGCGGATGGTATCGATGTAAAGAACAACGGAGATACTGATGGTGGTAATAAGATGATTAATGTTACTGTCCGTCGTTTTGGTAGATCTACTGACCTAACAGATCCCTTTGCTGGTATTGATATCATGGGTCCTGGATGGGAATTATCTAATATTCACATAGAAGAATTCAATGATGCAGGAACACCTAATGCAGGTATACGTTTTAAACAGGGTGAAGTAGGAGATAGTCGAGGTGATGGTGGACATTATGGAAGTCTTACTAATTTCTATGTAAAAGTAAATGGAAGTAACTACTCATCTTGTGCCGGTGTAAAAATCTCAGCACGAGATGTTGCAGTCTCTAATGGTACTATTCGATCGGCTACGGCCGAAGGAGTCTTAGTAGAACAAGAACGAGTAAAAATTACTAATATATCTACTATAGAATGTGCTACAGGCTTTAGAACTAAGGACTCTTCTTATACTACAAATGCGGATCGAGTATCTTTTTCTTCATGTGTTGCTTTATCCAATACTACTTATGGTTTTAGAATTGAGACAGATAATTGTTCTTTAATGGGTTGTATTGCTAGATCAAATGGCACTAACCTTTCAATGACTGCTGGTAGTACTAATACTAGATGGATTGGTGGTGAGATCTCTAATCATGTAACTAAAGCAGTAGGTAATGCTGGAACAACCAATCTAGTTAGAGATGCAGCCGGTTTTGATACAATGGCTCAAGTAGAAAGCTCAACAATAGATATTACTACTACTGGAGATAAGTCTATTGCAATTCCACATGGGTTGCCTTTTACACCTCAACGACAAAGATGTCAAATTTCTGTATTACGTTCTAATAATAACGTAACTTGGGTAGTTAGTAGACTTATTATAATTAGTACAGATGCTACTAATGTAAACTGTCGTATAGGTATTTCGACTGCCTCTGGGACAGTAGGTGATACTGCTACTTTAGCTCTCTCAGTTAACTCTGCTCTTATTCCTGCCTTATGACAACTTCTGCTGATACTACCTATGAACTAACACGTAATCAGATCATTGAAGCGGCCATGCGAAAGTGTGGCCGACTAGCTAAAGGTCAGTCTGCTGATGCTACTGATCTTAGTAACGGTCAACAGGCTCTTAATGCTCTGATTGCTCTCTTTCAAAAGATTCACGGAATGCCTGTATGGGCAAGAAATAACTATAGTGTAACATTAGTTGCATCACAACGAGATTATACCTTTGGAGAAGGCCAGACTCTTAATACTCCCTTTCCTTTAAAGATTTATCAGGTGGCTCTTGAGACAATTACTGGAGGTTCTATGATTGAACTTCTACCAATTGCTTATAAAGATTTTAGATTATTAAATACAGAGTCTACTGGAGTGCCTTCTCAGTTCTCTTATCAACCTAAGATTAATGTTGGGGTACTTTCTCTCTGGCCTTTACCTGACAGTACAGCAGCTAGTACCTATACTCTTCAAGTAACCTATCAACGACCTTTTGAAGGTTTTAGTGCTGCTGGAGAAACTCCCGACTTTCCACAAGAATGGCAGAAAGCTCTAATATATAATTTAGCAGTAGACTTAGCACCTGAATTTGGTGTACCTCTTGATGATCGACGTGAACTCAGGAAAGAAGCAGAGAAAGCTTTAGACGATGCTATGGAAGGTGAAGATGCTTCATTGCTATTCCAACCTGATTTCTATGGAATGAGATAATTGTGGCGTTTACGAAAACACCTGCTCAGAATACTTATCAAACTAAGCCCCTCTTTCTAATGAAGGAGTACGCTAGTCGTACCTCTGGTTTTAGTAAAGATCCAGATTATCTGAATGTTTTTTTTGAAGTAACGAAGAATAAGACTACACATGAAAATGTGTACGATATCTTCTGTAGACCAGGGCTTCAAGCCTTTAGTGCTTCTCTTCAATCTACAACGATTCGTCAGGTATATTATTGGGAATCACAAGAGAAGTATTTTATTTGGATTGATGATGATATTCAAATAGTAGATACTTCTGGTACTATTTTAACTACTGTTACCTCTGCTTTAGGTACCAGTTCAGGAGATGTAGCTGTTACTGAGTTTTTATATGATGATGGTTCTGTTAAATTGGTTTTTACTGATGGAACTTCTTTAAAAACAATCGATTCAAGTTATACTGTAGTTGCATCGGCTGATGCTGATTTACCTACTCCAATGAAGGTAGCCTTAGTCTTCCTAGATGGATACTTATTTGTAGTTAAAGCTGGAACATTTGATATCTACAATAGTGATCTAAATGATCCTTTAGCATGGACAGCTGGTAATTATATCTCTGCTGAAATGGTCCCAGATCCATTAAACTATATTGCTAAATTAAACAACTACTTAGTTGCTTTTGGTAGTTCTAGTATTGAATACTTCTGGGATTCAGCTGAGGCTACTGGTAGTCCTTTATCTCGTAACGATACACCGGTTAAGTATAATGGTTTTCTAGGAGGCTTTGCTACTTTAGGTAATAAGATCTATTTCATTGGTAACTCAAATGAGAGTACTCCCGGCATCTTTGTACTTGAAGATTTTAAGATTAAACAAATAACCAATGAAAGCCTACAGCGACAACTTGAAGCAACCACTACTACATATACACAGTATTCTGGATGTGTAGTTTCTTTTTTAGGACATAACTTCTATCTACTAACAGCAGGTATTTATACCTATGCTATTGACCTAGAGACAGAGTTATGGACTAGGTGGGCTATTGCTGGCGGAATGGATCTTAATGTGAAGTTTTCTACTAATAGTAAAACCACAAGTACTTATTTACCAGTAGTTTATATTTCTGGACAACAAATACTTCATAAATTTATCTCCACAGCTACTACAGACTCAGGTTCGTCATATACCTGGACAATCGTTACTGGTATTGAAGATTTTGACTCTTACAACCAAAAAGTAATTAATAGACTCACAGTTTATGGAGATCGGCCCTCTGATAATACAACCATGTCAATTAGTTGGACAGACGATGATTATCAGACGTTTAGTACAGCACAGACAGTAAATCTAAACCAAGAACTACCTTGTATCTATCAATGTGGCTCTTTCCGTAGACGCGCACACAAGTTAACTTGTACACCAACAGTTCCATTTCGTATTAGATATCTGGAACTTGATATCAACTTAGGGAACTCATGATATGGCAGACACAAACTTTTCATCTGGAACTGTTGTCACTTCTACTTGGTTAAATGATATCAATGATATTGTATATGGTTTATCTAATTCTGATCTTACTAAGGGAGATGCTTTATTAAGTGTAAAACAACCTTTTTCTAATACTATAACTACTACTCAACATGCTTTTAATAGACGCATTATTAGTGTTGAAGATTTTGGGGCTTTAGGAGATGGTTCTGTATCTACTACAGATATGTTGACCTATTTAACTAATGCATGGAATTCTGCTCTTACTAATGGTCATGATCTATACTTTCCTCCTGGAACGTATGATACCGGTATTGCAAACTTTCCTTTTAAAAATTCTGTAAATACTTCTCTTTTAGAGTGTAATAATCTAACATTGTGGTGTTCTGGTCCATCTACTATATTTAAAACAACCTCGGTAGATGGT